AGGCGTACCCATAGGCGCCGGGGCGGAGGGCGAGAGCCTTTTACCGACCTCGTAATGGATACTATCTTAACGCACATACACACTCACAGGGAGGCGCACCATGCAGGGCACACGATGGACAGTACACGACCCCGCCGAGGTCTACACCGCCGAGGCCGCCGCCGCGCGGGCGGCAAGCGTCAGGCGCACCAGCGGCAACCGTACCCAGGACACCTATGAGGGCGGGCGCATCATCAGCGAGACATACCCCTACTGGGACACCCGCCCCGCCAACGGCGTCCGCGCCAAAAAGCTCAAGCCCAGCCGCGCCGCCGCAAAGAAGCAAAACGAGAAGGACGCCAAGCGCCGCTTTTGCGGACTGCTGGACGCCAACTTCGGCCCCCGCGATATCCACTTCACCGGCACCTACGACCGCGCCGACGGCGAGCTGCCCGACTATGAGCGCGCCATGAAGGATATCCGCAACTTTATCTTGCGGTGGAGACGCGCCCGCAAGGCGGCGGGGCTGTCCAAGGGCGACTACATGTACGTCACCGAGGGCGACCCCAGCGGGCGGCAGGTGCGCTCACATACCCACATCATCCTTGAGGGCGGGCTTGACCGCGACCTCATAGAGTCCCTCTGGACACATGGCCGCGCCAGCGCCGAACGCCTCCAGCCCGACGACTATGGCCTGCTGGGGCTGGGCAAGTACCTCTCCAAAGACCCCAAGGGCAAGAAGCGCTGGGGAGCGAGCCGCGGCTTGAAGCAGCCCCGTGTGGAGGTCAGGGACAACAAAATCACCCGCCGCGACGTCGCCACCATCGAGCGTGACAGGTACGCGGCGCGGGAGATAGTCGCCAAGAAGTATCCGGGGTACATGATACGCGACCCCGAGCAGGATGTGCAGGTCAGATACTCGCCCTATGTGGGCGGGGCATATGTCACCATGGTACTCACGCCCATTGAGGGCAGAGCGGCCTATCGATAAAGGAGGTGAGAGCGATAGGCAAGGGCAAGAAAAAGGGCAAGGGCTCCCGTGGGCTGTGGCAAAAAAAGCCACGGGAGGATGCAAAGATGCAAAAGCGCAAGGAGGACAGGGCAAGGGTCCGCGCACAGCTTGAGGCGTGGGCGAACGTCCCCATGGTGGTCAAGGAGTTGCAGGACGAGATCGAGGACTACGCGGCGGCGGTGGATCATGTGCTCTCACCCAGGGCCACGCAGTATGACAAGCAACCGGGCGGCGGCGGTGTGGGCGACCCCACGGCGGCGCAGGCGGCGAAGTACGAGAGGTATATGGCATGGGCGCGTGAGCAGACCGGCATACTGCGCCGCCGCATGGAGCAGTACCAGCAGTACGCCGCCGAGGTGGAGCGGTGCATAGCGCTGCTGCCGTCCTTGGAGTGCAAGGTCGTGCTGCTCCGCTACCGCGAGTATGGCGGCGTCAAGTCGGGATACTGGGGCAAGATAGCGCGGCGGGTACACGTCAGCGAGGACTACGCCAAGGAGCTTGAGGGCAAGGCGGTGGACAGGCTGAGCGGGCGGCTGCCGGAGCTTCCGGCGGCGAAAGTTGAGGTAAACTAAAAGTTCCCACTTTTTCCCACGATTTATGCGTTAAAATATCAGCATGGGAAATCACCCGCGAGGGTATGCAGGGAGCCGCAGTTATGCGGTTCTTTGCGTTTTGGAGGGAAAAAGGAGCTCGACAGATGACCACCCTGCCCACGCTCACGAAAAAAGAGCTTGATAAACTCCGCGCTCTCATCGAGGACGGGCGCGAGCATCTGTTTTACTGCGGCAGCAAGTGGCAACGCGCCCGCAAGTATGTTCTGCGGCTTGATCGCTATGAGTGCCAACTCTGCAAGAGCCGCGGGCAGTACGCCAAAGCAACGCACGTGCACCATGTCCAGCACCTCAAGCAGCGCCCAGACCTCGCCTTGAGCGTCTTTGACGATGGAGGCGGGCGGCAGCTGGTGAGCGTTTGCCGCGCCTGCCACGAAGAGTGCCACCCGGAGCGCGCGCCGGCAATGGCCGTGCGGGTTAATCGCTTCTCCACCGTGGAGAGATGGGACTGACACCCCCCTCCCCAAAATGCGATTTTTTCACGCGCCCCTTACTCTCAGGGTAACCTGACAGAACCGAAACACACTCCCGCACACGCGCGCGCAGCCTCACGGCAGAAAGGAGCAGCTATGGCAAATCGCAAAAGCGGCGCATACTACAAGCTCAGAAAAGCACTCCGTGCCAACCTTGAGGCGCGGGGACTTGTGGAGGAGGTCTATACCGACAAAGTCGAAGAGTACATGGATCTCTGGGAACACCTTAGGAACCTCCAGACGGACATCAAAGAGCGGGGCTGTACCATCATGGATAAAAAACGCGGCATGGAGGTAGAAAACCGCAGCGTATCGCTTGCGCTGCAAACCTCTCGCCAGATGCTCGCTATCTTTACCGCGCTGGGCTTCAAAGATGAGGCGGCGGCGCGGAGGATTGCCCCTGAGGAGGAGGATGAGCTGTAACCTCCCCCCGTCCGTGCTGCGATACATCGAAGCGGTCGAGGCAAACGCCCCGCGAGCCTGCCGCGAACAGCACGCGCTGGCGGCTCTCGTCCGCAAGTGCTTTGCGGAGGAGGATATCCACATCGACACGGCGCAGCTCGAAAAATATCTGGGATTGACGAGGTATTTTTCTTATGAACAGCTTTTTCCTTGGGAGGAGTTTTTGTTGACCCTCTGGGACTGTACATATACCGCCGACGGGCTGCCGCGCTGGAAAACGCTGCTGTGCATGGTAGGGCGCGGAGCCGGAAAGGACGGCTTTATCGCTTTCGACTCCATGTGCTCTGTATCACCATATAATCCCGTCAAAAACTACAACGTGGATATATGTGCCAACAACGAAGAACAGGCGATGACGCCGGTCAAGGATATCGCGTCCGTGCTGGAATCCCCCAGGCACGAGGCGAAGCTGAATAAGCATTACTACCACACCAAGGAGCTGGTGCAGGGGCGCAAGAACAGGGGCGTGATAAAGGGGCGCACCAACAACCCCAAGGGACGAGACGGCATGCGATCCGGCAAAGTGATTTTCAATGAAGTCCATGCCTTTGAAAATTACGACAATATCAAGGTTTTTGTCACGGGACAGGGCAAGGTTGCGCAGCCCCGTGTGGGCATTTTTACCTCCAACGGCGAGGTGAGCGACGGACCACTGGACGATTACCTCAACCGCGGGCGGCGCATCCTCTTCGACGGCGAGCCGGATAACGGATTTTTGCCATATATCTGCTGCCTCAGCGACAAATCCGAGGTACACGACCCTGAAAACTGGCACATGGCAAACCCCTCGCTATACTACTTGCCGCATCTGATGCAGGAAACGCAGGACGAATACCGCGACTGGTGCGAGCACCCCGAGCAGAACGGCGACTTTTTGACCAAGCGCATGGGATTGCGGGCGGGATTTAAGGAGATATCCGTCACGGACTATGAAAAGGTGCTGGCCACAAAAGCCGAGCTCCCGCCGCTCAAGGGCTGGAGCTGCACCGTGGGCATAGACTACGCCGAGCTGGACGACTGGGCGGCTGTAAATCTGCACTTCAGGCGCGGCTCACAGCGGTATGATATCAATCACGCATGGATATGCGCCCAGTCAAAGACCCTCCCAAGGGTAAAAGCCCCCTGGAAGGACTGGGCGGCGGCGGGATATGTGACCGTGGTGCAGGATGTGAGCATCCACCCTGACCTGATTGCAGACTATATACTGCAAAGCGGGCGGCAATACAACATCAAAATGCTGGCTATGGACACATACCGCTGGGCGTTGCTCGCGGAATCGCTCCAAAGGATCGGGTTTGACGCCAAGGACAAAAAACGCGTCAAGCTGGTGCACACACAGGATATCATGCAGGTCGATCCCGTGATACAGGAGTGCTTCAACCGCGGATACTTCGCGTGGGGCGACAACAAATGCCTACGCTGGGCGGTGAATAACACCAAGCGAGTGCGCAGCTCAAAAAAGATAGGCGTAGACACCGGGAATTATTTTTATGCCAAGATAGAAGGCAAAAGCCGCAAAACCGACCCATTTATGGCGCTTGTGGCAAGTATGACCTGCGAGTCGGTGCTGGGCGCCGGCACGGCCGCAGGCTTGCCGCCCATGGGCGCCATCGTGATATAAGCAAGGAGGTGAGCATATATAGCAATCAGTTTTTTCGAGCTGCTCCGCCCCAAATCGGGGCAGAACGGCAAAACGTCGTTAAGGGAAATACCCTGTACCGAGCTTGAGCAGGCGGCGCGCGAGCTGCACATACAGCAGCTTTGCTTTTGGGTATGTGTCGACATGGTGGCTAACGCCATCGGGCGGTGCGAATTCCGTACCTTCCGCGAGCACAAGGAGATCAGGGAGGCGCAATACTACCGCTGGAACATCGAACCAAATCCGAATCAGAATTCCAGCGCGTTTCTGCACAAGCTGGTGACTCGTCTTTTTTTGGATAACGAGGTTTTGATAGTCGACCCGGGCGACCTTGCGGGCGGCGCGCGCGGGGCACTCGCCGTGGCCGACGACTGGACGGTGAGCGACCCCCACCCTGTCAAGCCCAACGTGTACAGCGATATCGTGATAGACGATATGAGCTTCAAACGCAAGCTACGGGAGGATGAGGTATTGCATCTCACGCTGCATCATGCCGATATGCGCCCCGTGATAGGGCGCATGGCGGCAAACTTTGAAAAGCTGGCGGGAGCCGCGCTGAGCGATGAGGAATGGCGGCGCGGCAAGCACCTCAAGGTGCACGTAGATCAGATTACACAGGGTGAGGACGGCTGGGAAACCAAGTTTACCGATGACCTGCAAAAGCGGATAAGCCCTTTTTTGAAAAATCCAGCCTCCATACTGCCCGAATTTGACGGCTACACCTATAGCCTCATGGAGGCGGGCGGCTCAGGCGACACACGGGACATTAAGGAGCTCTGCGAGGATATTTTTGAGTATACCGCGCGGGGCTTTTTGATACCTGCCGTGCTGGTGAACGGCAAAGTTGAAGCGACAGCAGACGCCCAGACCCGCTTTTTGACGTGGTGTGTAGACCCGATATGTGACCAACTGCAGGAAGAAATACTCCGCAAGCGGTACGGCTATGAGGAATGGCAAAGGGGCAATTACATCCGCGTGGACAGCTCCGCCGTAAATCATTTTGACATCTTCGAAAACGCCCCGCAGGTGGAAAAGCTCGTGGGCAGCGGCGCGTACACCGTAAATGACGTGCTGCGGGCGGCAAACCAGCCCGCGATAGACGAGTCTTGGGCGAACGAACACTTTTTGACCCGCAACATCGCCAAAATGGACGAAGTAGCGGCAAATCTGGACGCTTAGAAAGGAGCTGAGGATTGATTGAGCGTGTTTTACAGTATGCAGCTCGCCGGAAATGAGGCAAACGTATACATTTTCGGCGACATCGTAGACCAGCGGTACTTTGAGGGTGAGGTGTCATCCGCGAGCCTCGCAAAGGAGATCGAACAGCTCAAGGACGTGAGCACCATCAACGTGCATATCAACAGCTATGGCGGAATGATATCCGAAGGCTGGGCGATATACAACGCCCTGAGAAACCACCCCGCGCGTATAGTGACGCATGGCGACGGCTTTGTGGCTTCCACCGCTCTGTATCCCTTCATGGCGGGCGATGAGCGGAGGGCATACTCCGCATCGGCGTATTTTTTGCACTGCGGTATGTGCGGCGCTTACGGCAACGCGGCGGAGTTGCGGGCAGCTGCCAACGAAGTGGAAATGATAACCGAGATCGGGCAGCGCGTCTTTACCGAGCGCGCCGGCATCCCCAACGAAAAAATCCGCGAGCTGATGGAAAACGAGACGTGGCTCACGCCGGAACAGGCGCTTGAGCTGGGTATCGTGACCGCCATCGTTGCAGATCCCGCTCCACGATACGCCCAAAGCGCGAAACGCGCCGTAATGCAGCGCGTGATAGGAGCTGCTCAAGCGGCGCTGTCGCCTGACCCCGCACCTGCACCCGAACCACCTGCACCCGAACCCGTGAGCCTCATGCAAAAGCTCAGCGGGTTTTTTAATGCCAAAAACTGAAAGGAGAATCAAAGAAAAACATGGGAATGAAGAACATCGAAATCCGCAGCCGCGACGACATCCGCGCCGCAATGCAGAAGGCGCTCAAGGACAACGACGCCGAAGGCTACGTTGCCGCCGTCGATGAGCTGGTACAGCGCGTGAGCGAAGACGTGAAGCAGGAGTATGAGCAGCGCATAGGCGAGATGCAGCAGGAGCTTGACGCCCGCGTGCTCACCTCGCGGGGAGTCAGGCAGCTCACCAGCGCCGAACGCAGCTATTACCAGCGCATCATAGAGGCGCTCAAGACCGACAACCCCAAGCAGGCTATCGGCAATCTTGACGTCGTAATGCCCGAGACGGTGATCAACTCCGTCTTTGACGACCTGCGCACAAACCACCCCCTGCTGAGCAAGATCCGTTTTATGGCGACGGCTGGAGCCATAAAGATGCTTTTCAACACTAACGGGCATCAGGAGGCAGTATGGGGCCCGCTTTGCGATGAGATCATCAAGGAGGCAAGCAGCGGTTTTGTCGAGGTCGATGTGACGCTTAAGAAGCTCAGCGCCTTTGTCGGCGTCTGCAAGGCTATGCTCGATCTCGGCCCCGAATGGCTGGACCGATTCACCCGCGAGGTGCTGTATGAGATGTACGCCAATGGCGCTGAAGCCGGCATCGTCACCGGCGACGGAAACAATAAACCCATTGGTATGATAAGGCAGGTAGGCGACGGAGTGACCGTAACCGGCGGCGTATATCCCGTAAAAGCAAAGATAAAGGTCAGCGACCTTTCGCCCGATACTGTGGGCAATCTGCTCTCTCTCATAGCGGTAGACCCCAACGGCAAGAGCCGCAACGTGCGCGATGTGATCTTCCTTGTGAATCCTCAGGACTATTTCCAGAAAGTAATGCCCGCGACCACCCTTATGGCGCCCGACGGCTCCTACCGCAACGACGTCATGCCGTACCCCATGACCATCATCCCCGTGCCCGCGCTGGATCGCGGCGATGCTGTCATGGGCATAGCGTACAGGTACTTTGGCGCGGCGGGCACCTCCAGGCAGGGGCGCATAGAGTACAGCGACCATGCGCGCTTCCTCGAGGACCAGCGCGTGTATATCATCAAGGGCTACATGAACGGCCTGCCCATGGATAACAACGCGTTCCTCTACCTCGACATTTCCGGCCTGCGTCCCGCCGTCTGGAAGGTGGAGCAGGTGACGCCCTCCGCGCTCTCCGCTGACGCGACGCTCGCGGATATCAAAATAGGCGGTCTGAGTCTCACGCCGACCTTTGCGGCGGCAACTACCACTTACGCCGTGACCACCGCCAACGCCAAGAACACCATCACCGCATTCCCCGCCGATGCAGGCGCGGAGATCGAGGTCAAGGTGGGTGAGGATGAGATCGACAACGGCACCGCCTACGCGTGGAAGTCAGGCGAGAACACCGTCACCATCAACGTGACCGCCGCGGACGGCACAACCACCAAGAGCTATACCGTGACCGTCACCGCCAACGCGAGCTGATGGAACACGAGGAGCTTTTAGCGGCGCTGCTTATCGATGTAAAGCGGCACCTGTGTATCACATGGGAGGATGAGGCGACTGACAGCCGTATCCGTGGATATATCGCGGGCGGCGTCGCCTATCTCGACGGCAAGCGCGGCGAGCCTGCGGACTATACGCAGTACGGGCTGCCGCGCACGCTGCTCATGGAGTACGTGCGGTATGCGCGGGATTACGCGCTGGACGTCTTTGAGGCAAACTACCGCGCCCTTATCCTCGCCATGCAGAACGAAAGGAGAGCGGCGGCTTATGACGAAGAGGAAAGAGCCTTATAGACCCAACAGCGAAATCACTGAGCGGTACAACGACGGCATAGTCGCCGTATACCGTATCACGGACGGCGCAAACCCCGGATATCTCCCGCAAAAGGTGCGGGAACAAAGGGGGCTCTTAAGCTATCGGGAGCTGCGCGCCGGCTTACAGCGGTACTATGCCGCCATGCAGAGTCAGATAGAGGTCGAGCGCGTCATAAGGGTGCCCAAACCGCCCTTTAAGCTCACCACGCAGGATGAGGCGGAGACTGAGGACGGCAATATCTACGGCATAGGGCAGATACAGACGGCGGAGGGGATATACCCTCCGTCGCTCGATTTGACCCTTACCGCGATAAGGCAGAAAGACAGGGCGGCGGATGCAGAAGACATGGCATGAAAAGATAGTGGCGGCTCACCTTGCCGTGACGACTGAGGTGAGCCACGCCCAGCGGCTCAAATCCGACCGCTATTTTGTCTGGGAGGAGGACGGCGCGAACGACTTTACGGCGGGCGGCGTCCATGCGGAGAAAGCCGTCACCGGCTTTACGGACCTGTTTACCAAGTTGGAATTTGACCCGTGGAAAACCAAGTTCGAGGCGGCGCTGGACGCCGCACCGGATATCGTCTGGACGCTGGAAAGCGTCCAGTACGAGGAAGACACAGGCTTTTTTCACTATGAATGGGCGTGGGAGGTTTTCGCCTGATGGCAAAATTTCACTTTGACGGCCTGGCGGAGTGGGAGACGAAGCTCTCCAAGCTCAAAACTGGCTCTAAGGACATAGCCGCAAAGGCGATATACGCCGGAGCCGCCATTATGGCGGATGAGATAAAGGCGAATATCAAAGCCCTGCCCGTCCAAACGGGCGCACATGGGGACAGCGACAGCAAGATCAACTCCGTCACCCCCGTGCAGAAGGAGGGGCTTTTGGATTCTTTCGGCATCTCCTCTTTGCGCGATGATAACGGCTACTGGAACGTAAAGCTGGGATTTGACGGCTACAACCGCACGAGAACAAAAAAGTATCCCAAAGGACAGCCCAACGCCATGATAGCCCGCTCCGTGGAGAGCGGCACGAGTTTTCGCCAGCGCAACCCTTTCGTAAACCGCGCCATAAAGGCAAAGGAGGCGGCAGTGGTAGCAGAGATGGGGCGCATTGTGGATGAAGAGATAGACAAGCTGATGAATTAAGGAGGTTATAGATGCACAAGGCAGCAGGCAAGGTATGCACGGGCTTTTCAAAGCCTTACGTCGCCCTGTATAACGCGGCGGGCGGCGCTGTCACCTACACCAAGGGGCGGGTACTCGCCCGCGGCGTGGATATATCCATCGAACCCAAGGTGGGCGACGATAACAATTTTCACGCGGACAACATCACGGCGGAGGCTTCGCCCGGCGTATTCACCGGCGGCACCGCGACGCTCACCGTTGACGGGCTGCTCCCCGAATCCGAGCGGCTGGTGATGGGGCTGCCCGATCCCGAGACGCTGGAAGTCGGCGACAGCACCGTCGAGATAATGACCTACGGCGACAACATGAGTATCCCCTATGTGGGCATCGGCTTCGTAGTGCGGTATTTATCTGGCGGCGCGACTGTCCACACACCCGTCGTGCTCACCAAAGCGCGCTTTGCCACAAACGGACTCGAAGCTGCCACGCAGGAAGAACAAATCGAGTACCAAACGCAGGAGCTTGAAGCTACGCTGATGCGCGACGACAGCCGCAACCACAACTGGAAGCTCGTGGGTCAGGATGTAGCGAGCGAAGGCGAGGCGGAAGAGGTGGTACGGACGATACTTGGCATTGCGCCGCTTGAATCCATCATCATATCCAAGCCGCCCACAAAGACCGAGTACACGGCGGGCGAGGTGTTTGACCCCACCGGTATGGAGATAACCGCCAGCTATAAGGGCGGCGGCTCCGCCATAGTGACCAACTACACCTTCGCGCCGGACGGTCCCTTGACTGTGCTTAACGACTCCGTGACCATCACTTACATCGAGGGCGCGAACATCCGCACAGTCGCACAAGAGATAACCGTATCGGCGGGGGTATAGCGGTATGCTGATACACGGCAAAGAACGCAAATTTATGCTGACCGTGGGCGCCTCTCAGGACGTCGCCAAACTCTGTCCTGATAACGACCTCAAGCGGATGGGCGAGCTTATGCAGGGCGACTATGTATCCGTCACAGACAACATCATGCAGCTCATCGTAACGCTCAACGGCGCTTACGAGGCGGCGCAAGCCTACGAAACCCCGGGATATACCCCCGCGCCGCTCACGCTTGAGCAGCTCCGCACCCTCACTCCCGCGCAGCTCAAGGCGTTGGAAAAGGAGGCCTTGGCGGCGTTCGCCGCCGACTCCACGCCCACCGTGGAGATCGAGCCCGACAAGGACGCAAAAAAAAACATAATGACCGAAACCCCATAGAGATGAACCTTAGCTGGTTCATTTTTTATGGGCGAATGCTGCACATGAGCAGGCAGGAGACATTACACACCCGCTATTGCGAGATGCTGGATATGATCTCCTGCCTTGCCATTTACAACGGCGCAAACCCCAAAAAGCGCAAAAAGAAGTGGAAATTTGAAGAAGTGATGGATTTGAGGTGATGTGATGGCAAAGTCCACGATAGGCCCCCGAATAGGCATTGACGGAGAAGCGGAATACCGCAAATCCATAGAGAATATCATCCAGCAGGCAAAGACGCTGGACAGCGAGATGCGCAAAGTCGCCTCCTCCTTTGACGACAACGCCGACGCACAGGAAAAGAACAAAAAAACCACCGAGATATTGACCAAGCAGGTGGAAAACCAGCGCCAGCGCGTGCAGGAGCTCGCCGCCATGCTGGAACGCGCCCAGAAAGAGCTGGGCGAGAGCGACACCAAGACCCTCAAATGGGAGCAGGCGCTCAACGACGCCACCGCCGAGCTGAACCAGATGGAACGGCAGCTCAAGGAGACTACCACCTACACCCATCAGGCAGGCGAGGCTATGGAGAAGGGCGCGAAGGGTACCTTTTCCTTTGCCGACGCGCTCAAGGCTAATCTATTGTCCGATGTGATAATGTCAGGGCTGCGCGAGCTTGCCGACCTTGCCAAGCAGGCGGCGGGCTATATCATGGACGCCGGTATAGGATTTGAATCCCAAATGAGCAAGGTACAGGCTATATCCGGCGCGAACTCCTACGAAATGCAGCAGCTCACCGAAAAAGCCAAAGAGATGGGCGAAAGCACCGTCTTTTCCGCGTCCGAATCCGCCGAAGCTCTGCAATATATGGCGATGGCGGGCTGGAAAACGCAGGATATGCTGGACGGCTTGCCTGGCATCATGAATCTCGCCGCCGCATCCGGAGAAGACCTTGCTACCACATCCGATATAGTCACCGACGCACTCACCGCCTTTGGGCTGACCGCCGCCGACACCGAACACTTTGCCGACGTGCTCGCCAAAGCATCAAACTCCGCCAATACAAACGTCTCCATGATGGGCGAGACCTTTAAATACGTCGCGCCCGTTGCGGGGGCGCTGAATTACAGCGTTGAGGATATGGCTGTCGCCATTGGGCTTATGGCGAACTCCGGAATTAAAGCGTCTCAGGCGGGCACATCGCTGCGCGGTACGCTTACCAACCTCGCCAAGCCCTCCGACACCGTCGCCGCCTACATGGACAAGCTGGGCATATCGCTCACCGACACGAGCGGTGAGATGCTGCCCTTCAGCGACCTCATGCTCGATATGAGGGACGCTTTCAGCGAGCTCACTGAGGCAGAAAAGGCAGAATACGCCGCTGGCATAGCGGGAAAAGAGGCGATGAGCGGGCTGCTCGCCATAGTCAACAGCAGCGACGAAGACTTCGCAAAGCTTACCAACGAGATCGCCAACGCCTCCGGCACCGCAGAGGGCATGGCGGACATCATGACGGACAACCTTGCGGGATCTTTGACGCTGATGAAATCCGCTGCCGAGGGCGTGGGTATCGCGCTGTATGAGCAGGTCAGTCAACCCGCAAAAGAGGCGGTGGATATGCTTGCTCAGCTCCTGAGCGGAGACATAGGTATAGCGGATTTTTTTACCGGCATAGCTGATATCCTCACAGCTTCCGCGCCTGCGCTCATACAGTCTGGGCAGGAGTTTATGAGCAATCTGCTGCAAGGGATGATAGACTCAGCCCCTGCGGTAATGCAGGCGATAGTTCCGCTTGTAAGTCAGTTAGTACAAGGATTTTTGAACAACCTCCCACTGTGGATAGAGCTGGGCGCGACGCTGCTGCTGGAGCTTGCAAAAGGTATTACACAAGCCATCCCCGATCTCATGGGCGCATTGACGGAAACCGTCCTTGAAATCGTCGCTTACATCACTGAACCGGGCACGCGGACATCCTTTATCAGCGCCGGCATTGATATGCTCATGGCGCTCATAGACGGATTCTTTGAGGCGCGCGACGAAATATATGCCGCGCTGCCGGAGATCATCGACGCGGTGCTAACCGCCCTGCTGGACAACCTTGAGCTGCTGATAACCGCCGGCATCGAGCTTGCCGTAGCCGTGGCGGTCGGCATGATAGAGGCAATTCCCCAGATAGTCGCCATGCTGCCCGAGATCTTTATCCGCATAAAGGACGCATTTGCAAACATGGACTGGAAAGAACTGGGCGTGAATATCATCGAGGGCATCATAAACGGGCTGAAATCCATGCTTACGGCGCTATGGGACGCGGCGAAAAACATCGGAAACAGCATCATGTCAGGCGTCAAGGGCGCGCTGGACATAAACTCCCCATCTGGCGCGATGGAGGATGAAGTCGGCCGCATGATTCCCCCCGGCATAACGCTGGGCATAGACAAGGCAATGCCCACCGCACTGCGGTATATGCGCTCGCAGTTTGAGCGGCTGCCCGGGCTGACCATGCCCCAACCTGCGCTTGCCGCCACCAACTACGGCGGCGTGACGCTCAACGTCTACGGTGCGCAGGGACAGGACGTCAACGCCCTTGCCGATATCGTGATGTACAAGCTGGACAGCGCCGTAAAAAGAAAGGAGGCGGTGTATAAGTGATCTTCTGGGCAGACAAGAGCAGCGACGACGTGCACGTGGTGGTGGAGCACTACCCCTCACCCGTCTATCCTGCAAAAAAGCTCACCACCGTGAGCGTCCCCGGGCGCAACGGCGACCTTATCTTTGACGAGGGCGCCTATGAGAACTACTCGCAGCCCTACGATGTGTACATCAGCGCGGAGCGTCCCCGCCTCCCGCGCATAGCCCGCCTCGTAGCCCAATGGCTCTACTCTCCCACCGGTTACCAGCGCCTCGAAGACAGCTACGAGCCGGACATATACCGCCTCGCCTACTACGCGGGACCGACCGACATCGAAAACATCCTCAACCGCTTCGGACGGGCAAGCATCAGCTTTGCTTGCAAGCCGCAGCGGTTTTTGCGCTACGGCGAGGATCCCGTAAAGGTCCAGTCCGGCTCCACCCTCCACAACCCCACCGCCTTCCCCGCCCTTCCATTCGTCACCGTGAGCGGCACGGCGGGCGGCACCTTGCAGATCGGCGGCGTGACGGTAAAAATCCTTTCCCTCAACGGTACCCTGACACTGGACAGCGACACCCAAAACGCCTACTCAGGCACCCAAAACAAAAACTCGACCATCTCAGCCCCCGAATTCCCCAGCCTCAAGGCAGGGGAGAACACCATATACTACGACGGCGGCATAACCGCCGTTGAAATAATCCCAAGGTGGTGGACGCTATGACCCCGATACTATACACAGCAACAGAAACCGCCTTTGCCAGCAACGGATTGGGCATGCTCACCGACGCCATAAGCTGCACCGTCACCGAGGAGCGCAACGGAGCTTATGAGCTGTCCATGCGGTACCCCGTAACCGGCATACACTTTGAGGATATCGCGCTGCGCTCGCTCATCCTCGCCAAGCCAAACCCAATAGACGACCCGCAGCCCTACCGCGTCTATGCGATAACCAAGCCCATGGCGGGCATCGTCACGATATCCGCTGAGCACATCACCTATGACATGAGTGGCATGCCTGTATCGCCCTTCACGGCGGGCAGCCTCGGCGGGGCGCTCGCCGGTCTGACCTCCAACGCCGCGACTTCTCACTCCTTCACCTTTTGGACGGACAAGGTCAGCGACGGGGAATTTACGGTTTCTCAGCCCTCCTCCATGCGCTCATGCCTCGGCGGGCAGGCGGGCAGCATACTCGACGTGTACGGCGGCGAGTGGCAATTTGACCGCTTCACCGCGCGGCTGTGGTTTGAGCGCGGCATGGACAGGGGTGTTACCATCCGATACGGCAAAAACCTTATCGACCTTGAGCAGGAGGAGAACTGCGCCGCCGTATACACCGGCATATACCCCTATTACGTGGGGGACAGCGTGATACAGCTCCCCGAAAAGATACTGTACGCGGCGGGCACGTATGATTTTACCCGGATCCTCCCGTTGGACATGAGCGGCGACTTTGACGAGGCTCCCACCGTGGCGCAGCTCCGCGAGGCGGCGCAGGCCTATCTTGAGCGCAACAATATCGGCGTACCAAAGGTATCCCTCAAGCTCTCCTTTGTGCAGCTCGAGCAAACGGAGGAA